GACCTTGAGGGGGCTAAACAATCTGGCGCAGGAGTTTTTTCTGGTCTTGCTAATTTAGGATTATCTAAAGCTCCAGGCGCTGCGGCAGTTTCTGTTAATACTGGATTAACAGCTAACCCTCGTAAAGAACAATTATTTAAGGGTGTTGACTTTAGAACATTCCAATTTGAATACCAATTTTTTCCACGTGACGAAAAAGAGTCTCGCAACGTTCAGGAAATTATTAAATTGTTTAAGTTTCATATGCACCCAGATTTTGCCGACAAGAATAAGTTCTTGTATGTGTATCCCTCTGAGTTTGACATTTCTTACTTTACTAATGGTGCTGAAAATCCACACATTCATAAACATACGAGTTGCGTTCTACAGGAAATGTCTGTAAATTACACACCTAACTCTATGTTCAATACTTTTGAAGATGGATCTCCAGTACAGATTAACGTACAATTAACCTTTAAAGAACTTGCTCTTCTCGATAAAGACAAAATTGAAAAGGGTCTATAATGTATTTCTCAAATTTTTCAAATTTTGCGTACGACTTTGAAATTAAAGGTCAACGTAAAGTTCTTATTGTTACAGACATTACAACAAACGTTCGTTTTCGTAAAGACCTTCTAGCCAACATATCACTGTATGATGAGTATGATCTTGTTGACGGTGAAACTCCAGAGATCGTTGCTGAAAAGATTTATGGTAATCCAGAGTATCACTGGATTATCATGTTAGTCAATGAACGATTTGATTATATAGCAGATTACCCTTTAACATACGATGCTTTACTTAACTATGTAAAAGATAAATACGGGGAAGATAATGTTAATGCTACTCATCACTACATTAACAGTGATGGATTTATTGTTGATGAATATCAAATTGGTGCGACTTCAGTTTCAAATATACAACATGAAGAACGAATTAACGAGTCGAAGCGCAGAATTAAAATTGTATCGCCAAATTTGATTGGAAGTATTCTTAAACAATTTTCTGATATTATCTGATGGAATCTACTGATAAAAAGTTACGATTCGCTGGCGATGTCAGCGTTGATATTGTTAAAATAACAACCCCCAATGGTTTGTTCTATGATGTAACACCCCAAATGATGGGTATTCAAATTTTTGAAGATTTGTTTGCTCCATTCATAACTGGTTCTATAATCATTAGAGATTCAGTTGATCTTCTTAATGCCTTTCCGTTTACTGGACAGGAATATCTTGAGTTGAAAATTTCAACACCAGAAAATAAGGCAGGAAGTATTGAGGGAAAGTTTTACATTTATAAGATGTCAAATCGTGAAGTTGTTGGCGATAAGTCTATTGTTTATGAGCTTCATTTTATCACACAAGAAGCGATAGCTGACTTAAACAAATCTGTAAGCAGAGCGTTTGATGGTAAGGTTTCTGACATCGCTAAAAAAATTATGGAAGATAAAGATATAGGACTTCAGATAACTAAGAAGATCAATATCGAAGAAACTAAAAATAGTATTAAGTATATTTCTAATTTTTGGTCACCAGTAAGAAATCTTAAGTATCTTTGTGACCATGCCATGAATAAAAATGAAGCGCCAAATTTCATATTCTTTGAAAACCGAGCTGGATTTAATTTCGTATCATTAGACACTTTATACGCCAATACTGATTTTATTGAGCATTTCGTAAAGGACAATTTTGTTCGCACGGAAATTGGCGACAGAGATTATAGAAACAATACTGAAGATTATCGCCGTATCAGAACTCTGAATATTCCAGTTGTATATGACTATATGAACAGTCTACAAACAGGAATGATCGGATCTAAACAATATTCATTTGATATTATTAGTAAAACAGTTGATGTTAATGAATATGATATGTTTAACGCATTCCCAGAACATAATGCGTTAAACAAGAATCCTTTATTCTCTGATAAGACAATTTTTAGATCAAACGCAGTTATTATAAGTCGCCAGCGTCACTGGGATAATTTTAATGACAAAGGTGATTCGTCAAATTCTAAATTTTTACAGAAACGCATTTCACTGTTAAAGGCAGCTGATTCTTCTAAGATACAAATTGTTGTTCCAGGGAGAACGCAATATACTGTTGGTCAAAAAGTTCTTGTTGAACTTTATAAAACCGAAACCTTTGACGAAAAAACAAAAGAAGATAATTTGGACAAGTATTTATCAGGAGCGTACATAATCGGCGCTATAAATCATTTTATTGATAGAGATAAACACGAATGTACTATGGAATTATTTAAAGATTCATTATTGATAGATTTAGACGGGAAATAATAAATGTTGAAATTATATACTGGGTGTGTTGAGGATCGTAATGACCCATTAAAGTTGGGTCGTTGCCGTGTTCGTATTGTAGGTTTACATACTGAAAGTAAAATTTCTCTCCCAACTGAAGACTTGCCTTGGGCATATCCTATTATGCCAGTCACATCAGCTGGTACTTCTGGTATTGGCTCAGCGCCACTTGGACCTGTTACTGGAACATGGGTTCTTATAACATTCATGGATCCAGACGAGCAGATGCCAATGATGCTCGGTACCATGATTGGCGCATATCAAAACACCTGAGTCTCTAGAAGCTGGTTTGTTTGCTATTGATAAAGTAGAAGCTGACGGTACAATTGATATTACTTCTTCTAAATCAACTCCTCAAAAATGCTGATGGAACTCCTGGAACACCACCTCCTACAGCAGGAACACCTCCAGCCGCACCTGAAACCAACAGGCGCTGCAGCGACTGGTCAAAACTTTTGGAAAAGGTTGTAACTGATAACGGACAGATTATTGGTCCATTGGCTAAGTTGGTAGCAAAAAGCTGAGTCTGGTGCAGAGGGTTATAAACGCATTCAACCGTGGTACTGCAAAACGGTAAAATTATTCCAGCTGGTGGTAAACTTGAATTGACTAAAATGTCAATCAAGGAAATCATGGCTAAGCAGGCACTACCTCCAGGCGATCCAAATAGATTGTTTGCTGTTGGTAAGTATCAAACGATTCCTATGACATTGAAGGAAGCGTGTCAATGTCTTAATATTGACATCAATCAACCATTCAGTGAAAAAACACAAGATACTATTTGTCAAGAATATCTTGTCGCAGCAAAACGTCGCCCATTAGTGGCATATTATAAGAACCCAGACAGGAACAACGAAAAGCTGTTAATGGACGCTGGCAAGTCTCTGGCAGCTGAATTTGCTTCTATTGAAGACCCATATAATCTAGGATACCCATATGGAGGTCCAAACGGATCTTACTATAAGTCTGGTAACAGAGCTAAAACTACTTGGGCTCAGATTAAATCTACTCTACAATCAGAATGGGATTTTAGAAACAACTCTAAGTCTCCTCCTCCGACTGCGACAATTGCTGATAATGATAAGGTAGCAAAAGGCACTGACTTCTCTGGCGTTTCTAAACAAGCCCCAATTGATGACTCGGTAGCAACTCCAGCTAAACCATCTGTTGCTGCGGCATCTTCGCCAGCGCCAACACCAGTTCCAGAAGTACCAACAATTCCGTCCGTCGGCGGTATTGGCGCACTTGCTGGAGGTTCTCTACCTTCAATTCCTGGACTTGATGCAGGTTTAAGTGAAGCTCTTGGTGGATTGAATAAAGACATTCTTGCTGGTATTGTTGCTGCGCAGGCTTCTATTAAGGAGTTGGTTGGTTCTATTGATCTTAGTGGTCCATTGTCCGCTCTAGATGATATAAAGAGTGGTGCTTCTGAATTGCTTGGTCAGTTCGGTAGCGATTTATCCGAGGTTGCTAAAAACTTAGGTATACCAAATGATACTGGTTCGGTAACCGAGCTTGCTGCAAATCTTGGTTTATATAATGCAACCCCAGAGGCAGTTGTTAATGAATTGACAAAGGTCGCTGGATCTACCCAAGGTCAAGCCAAATCTATGTTGGCTAAACTTGAAAATGAGCCAACAAAGCCAGCCGTTGCACCTGCAGGTGAGAAGAACCCAGATGGTTCTATTAGCAATGGCACTGGTGCTAATCCCGCAGTCGGTTTCCAAGATCCAAGCGGTCAATATCCGTTGTATAAAAATGAACCAGACACTAATCGTTTGGCGACTGGAAATAACCTTGGGCGAACAATTGTTCTTAAAAAGGAAGCCTCTTTAAAGAGTGGTGTTCCTATTGCTAATGGTGGTACTTGGGATCAATCTCCAACTCCGTACAACGCAAAATATCCTTACAACAAAGTAACTCAGACTGAGTCAGGACACGTTCAAGAATGGGATGATACTCCTGGATCTGAACGCATACATACATATCATAAGTCTGGCACATTCTCTGAGATTGATGCTAACGGAACTCAAGTAAACCGTATTGTTGGTGATGGTTTTGAAGTTATGGAACGTAATGGCTTTATTTACGTTCAAGGCGCATATTGTGTCACTGTTGATGGCGCAATGAACCTTCGCACAGATAACGTATTCAATTTAGAAGTATCTGGCGCTGCTAACATTAACATCTATAACAACGCTAACATTAACGTATCAGGTGACGCTAACTTAGCAGTTGGTGCAACATTAAATGCCAAGGCAAGTAAGATCAATATGGAGTCTACTGGCCAATTTAACATCAAGGCAGGTACTGGTCTAAATATTCAAGCTGAAGCAGATATCAATATTAAAACTGCTGCTTCTGTTAATACTCAAGCTGAAGGCAATATTAACAACAAAACTGCTGGTGGTATTTTCAGTGAAGCTGAAAATGATATTAACCACAAAGCGGCAGGAGTTGTTAATATAGAATCTGCTGATATGACCAATATCAAAGCAGGTGACACGTTGAATATGACAGCATCTTCAGATTTAAATGTTAAGTCTGAAAGTGCTTTGAATATGGAAGCTACTTCTAACGCTAATATAAAGTCAGGTGATACTTTAAGTATGTCATCTGGTTCTGATGTTAATGTGAAAGCTGGTGGGGCTAATAATGTAGAAGCTAGTGGCAAACTAAGTCTAAGAGCTGGCGGTGACGTTGCTATTGACGGTGCCATTGTTGATATGCAAAACGGTAGTGCCTCCTCTGCCAGTGAAGCTGATGGCGCAGATTCTGCGAGTGAAGCTGAAGGCTCAGTTGACGCCAAAGAAGCTAACATTGCTGAAGTTGAACTTCCAGTTGAAACACGTGGCACTTCTGGTGTTGATCGTCTACCGCCTTTAGCTGTTGTGACAAGAGGTTCTGAAGTTGGTCTTGATTCTCCAAATGCTGGAGATATATCTGGTTATCGAGCTAAGAGAGAAGACACTAATCAATCTTCTAAGGCAGACAATTCATCACCAACTTATGAGAAGCAAGCGGAAGCGCCTAAATCCAGTTCATCTGATACTCCTGGACCAGTCACTGGTTTAGATCAAATTAAGAATATGCCAGCTGAGCAATATCAACCTGGTATGAAGTTATCTAAATATTTTACACTTGGTGATTTGACAATGGGTGGTGATCGTATTCCTCGTGTAACATATATCGACAAAAATGGCGTGGCAAACTCCCCACAAACAGTCGTTGCTAACTTAAAGAATCTTTGCGTCAACGCTCTAGATCCAATTAGAGAAAAATTTGGACCATTTAAAATCACTTCTGGTTTCCGTCGCCCACCGTTTGGTGGTGCTCCTGGCGACCTTGGTGTTTATACAAGTGGGCCAAATAAGGGTAAGTTTATTCTAGAGGGTGGTGATCACGTTTCAGGATGTGCTGCTGATATTGTCTTTACCCAAGGTAAACAAGTCACATATAATAATTGTATTGAAATCGCTAAGTTGCTACCATCATGGGCTCAGATTATTATGGAATATGATAGAGGTGGTGCGTCTTATTGGATTCACGTTGCTGTTCGTCAGCAAGGTAATCCTGGTCATAAATTTACTATGGTAAATCATCAGTTAGTGATACCAGGAAACGTAAATCACGGATTCGTGTTAGTATAATGACTTTAAGAATAACACAAGCCAATGTTTCTGGATTTAGTGGGGATTCTGAATTAGTTCCTATTGATCCAGAACAAGCTCAGTTCTATATTCCTTCTGCTGTTGAATTGCTTGATAATTTTTCAATTGACTTAATCGTTGAAGGTGTGTACGGAGATCCTTCTGATCCAATGCTCGTAACATATCAATATGCTACTGATGTTAGAAGTTCTTTTGATTGGGCTAGTATTGGAATGACGTTCACAAAGATTAATCCATATACTGTTAGATTAACTGGTCCAGCTACTAATGTTTTCACCAATCAGTATTATCGCTTTAAAATGGCAGATTATACTGAACAAGTTTTACCAGCTGATACTGAGCTTCCTTTCTTTGGTTTGATTCGATACCAGATGCCGAACCCAACTATCATAATGAAAACATTTCCATTTGAAGCAGATACTCCAGCAGGAATTGTTGGTGGAACAACTTCTTCGACTGAAGAGTTTGATATGTTTCAGTGGTTTTCTTGGAGATTCCAAGTAGCTTTGGCTAATATCGCAGCAGCAAACGCTAGAGGACTGAAATAATGCCAGCAATAGCATGCCAAGGAGATACTGTTCTTTCTATTGACGGAACAGGGTATAAATGTAGATCCCCTATGGAAACTTCTGTTGGGGAAGTAAATGATAAAAATGTAAAAATTGGTAATAAGTTGGTTGTTGTGGAAGGGAATCAAATAGCACCGCATCCAAAAAGTGGATGTACTCCCGATGAAACAAAACTAACGACATTTTCAACAAAAGTTCGTATTGGTGGTAAGGGTGTTGGTAGAATTGGTGATTCATATGGTGGCGTCAATACTATTACTCAAGGAAGTTCCACTGTCTTCGCAGGATAAACCTAAATATAAGTATGGCACGAAACACAAGAATCTTTTCCGATATCGACCTTAATTTCACTGCTCACCCAGTGACGAAAGACATCGTCCGTCGATTCGATGAAAACGCAATTAAAGCGTCCCTTAAAAATTTGGTTTTGACTTCTAACTATGAACGTCCGTTTCATAGCGAAATTGGAAGTCCCATTAGAGCACTTTTATTTGAAACTCCTTCTCCGCTAATTACAGCGTCTTTAAGAAAAGCGTTGCTTGAAATGCTGTCTGCGCAGGAACCACGAGTTGAGGTTATTGACGTTGTTGTTAATTTTAGACCTGATAGTAATGACCTGCTTGTTAATATATTATTTAAAATCATCAATACAGAACGCCCACTTATCCTAGACGTGGTACTGGAAAGAACGAGATAATAAATGGCTAATAAAAAGATTAACATTACTGAGTTAGATTTTGACCAGATTAAAGCGAACTTGAAAGAGTTCCTTAGAGGTCAAAGCGAGTTTCAGGACTACGATTTCGAAGGCTCTGGTCTATCAGTTATTCTAGACATTCTAGCATATAACACACATTATAACGCAATCTATGATAACCTTGCGGTAAACGAACTATTCCTTGATTCAGCTATCAAACGTAACAGCGTTGTTTCATTGGCCAAAACTCTTGGGTATACACCACGTTCCGCAACTTGCGCATATGCTGATGTTAACATTCAAATCACAGCACCAAGTCCTGGCGGCTCAGTTGTAATTATCCCTGCCTACAGTCAATTCACTTCAACTATTGACGGTAAAGAATACAGCTTCTTTAATAGAGAACCAGTTTCAGCTACAGGCAGTTCTAATGTATATTCCATAAACAATGTTCGTATTACACAGGGATATAACCTATCTTACAAATATACTGTTTCTGATAATCAGAAGTACATTATACCTAATCAGAATGTGGACTTATCAACACTGCGTGTTCGAGTTCAAGAAAACATAACAAGCTCAGAATTTAATACGTTCACACAATCTGGATCCTTGGTTGATGCTGACTCAACAACACGTGTTTACTGGGTTAAAGAAATTGATGATGGTTTATATGAGTTAACATTCGGTGACGGCGTTATCGGTCAAGCACTAGAGAATGGTAACGTTGTTAACATTGACTATATGGTTTCTGCTCTCGATGCTCCAAATGGTGCGCGAGTGTTTTACTATAACGGAGTTGCTCCTATACCTGGAGCTAACGTTCAGGTATTTGTAGTAAATCCAGCAGCTGGCGGCGCTGCTGCCGAAGATATTGATTCTATTAGATTCAATGCCCCACGTATGTATGCCGCTCAAAATCGAGCAGTTACCACTGATGACTATAAAACAATTATTTACAATCAGTTCGCTGAAGCTAAGTCAGTAACTGTTTGGGGTGGTGAAGATAACAATCCACCAGTTTACGGTAAGACGTTTATTTGCGTTCGACCAAAGTCTGCCAACAAACTAACCAATCAACAAAAGAATGACATTATTACTACGATTCTTTCTAATAAGAACGTAGTTTCCGTTATTCCTGAAATTTTAGACCCAGAATATCTTAACATTGCTTTAGATTGTACAGTATATTTCAATCCACGTGAAACTACTAGAACAGCAGGCGAGATTGAAGAATTGGTTCGTCAAACTATTTTCAAATATGATGATGACGATCTTCAGCGCTTTGATGGTGTATTCCGTCATTCTAAGTTATCTCGTTTAATTGACGCTACTGAAAAAGGTATTGTTAACAATAACACTACTGTTTTAATACGTCGTAAAATCGCTCCTAGATATAACGTAAGTGCTCAATATATGTTGAACATCGTCAACCCAATCTATACTACTGGGTTGGCACAGAACTCAATTTACACTACTGGTGTTTTTGTGTTTGGTAGTGACATTGTTCACTACTTAGATGATGATGGTGTTGGTAACATGAGACTTTATTACATTGGACCATCAGCTGAAAAGATTATCGTTAATCCATCTATTGGAACTGTTGATTACGCTCAAGGTATTATCAACATTAAAAACCTACACATTACCGCTATTGCTGATATTGATTTTGAAATTTCCATTCGTCCGTCTTCTTATGATGTTGTGTCAGCATATACGCAAATCGCAGAGATTGCTCGTGATCACTTAGATATTCGTGCTATTGCTGATGAAACNNCAAGTGGTGACCTNCGTGCTGGTAGAAACTATCAATTTACTTCAAGTCGCTCATAATGGCACAAAGACCTAAGTTATCAAGAATAGTAGCTAGTCAACTCCCTGGATTTATCAGGGATGACTACCCAACATTCGTAGCCTTCCTAGAAGCGTACTATGAGTATTTGGAACAAACTGATGCTAACTTATATGAACTAAGAGATATTGATAAGACGCTAGATCGTTTTCTTGAATATTTCAGAAACGAACTAGCGCCAAACGCATTTGAGAGTACAAATTCTGATAAAAGATTTCTTCTATCTAATATTAAGGACGCTCACTTAGCCAAAGGTTCTGAAGCATCTTTCAAGTTACTGTTTAGACTTCTTTTTAATAAAAACGTATCTGTTGACTATCCAGGGCGTCAGATTCTAAGAGCCTCTGATGGTAAATGGAATCAAGACGTTTCTGTATTTGCCAAAGTAAACGCAGGTAATCCTAACGACATCGTTGGTAAGTTGGTTGATGTTATCACACCAAACCGTATCATCCGTGTTCTAGTTGATCGCCGTCAAGACGTTGAAATTGAAGTTGATCGTTTTGTTCAGATTTCACCAGACACGTACGAATTTTATATTGACCGTCGTTTCTTCGGTGACATTTCAGTTGGTGATAGACTTCGTTACGAAGGTATCTTTGACGCCACTATTGTAGCAACAACTTCTAAATTAGAGGTTCTACAAAAAGGTAAGAACTTCCGTCCAGGTCAGCTATACCCACTTAAGAACGGTAACGGCAACGGTTCTATTGTCAAGATTAAAAACACTGATACCAACGGTGGTATTTTAGCTGCTGAATATGTCAAGTACGGTATTGGTTATGAAACTGACTTCACAGCTACTATTCTAGCTGAAGCTGGACAAACAACTACTGGTGCGGGTCAAACTGCTCTAGGCATTTCAACAATTTCTAGCGCAGTAACTTCTATTGAGATTGTTTCTGGCGGATCTGGCTATACCACTCCTCCAATTGTCGCTCTTTCTGGTGGCGGATTTACTACAGCAGCAACCATTGGTCAAGTTACTATTGTTGGTGGCGTCATTACCAATATTAAAGTAGCAACTCCTGGTAGCGGATACGTTACCGCTCCAACAGTTATTATTGCTGGTGGTTCAGGAACTGGGGCATCAGCGACTGCTAACATTGGTGTACAAAGCGGATATAGTATTTTTGAAACTACAAGTGGTTTCAGTGAACAAGGTTTCATTAACGCTGCTGACTATGCTCAAGACGTTTCTAACGCATGGTTGCCTAGAACTACATACGGTGTTGGCGATCAGCTTTACTTCCAAGATAGACTGTATAACGTTACTGTTGGTGGTACAACTGCTTCTACTCCACCAACTCATACTTCAGGATCAGCTACTAATGGTACTGTAACATTAGTTTATAATCGACTACACGGCGCTGCGTTTGATGGTACATATTCTGGTGTTACACTGCGAGAGTTCTTCTATGACTCTAAAGACGTAATTATCAAC